TTGTCCCCGACAGCGGTAGTGCGGCCGGCAGACGATGGGGTGCGTTCGGGGGGCGGTGGTTTGCGGGACGACACTTTGATTTGACCTTCCAACTTGGTGACAGCGACGGTGAAGTCCACGAGGTCGGTGATTGCAGCCAGCTTCTTCAACTCTTCAGGCTGTCGACCAAGTGCGAGCACCACGACGTGCGGTTGGGCTGCAGCTTTCATCAGGATGCCCTGACGAACGGGATCGATTGCGTCGATGACAGCGTGCTTGGCGTCGTCGAAGTCGGGCGCTTTCAGCGAGGCAGCTGCCTTGTTGAACTCGTCGTTTTTCTTCTGCCACGCGGTTTGCTCCGCTGCCTTCTCCTCGTCGATCTTGCGCTTGGCCTCATTCCACTTCAGGAGCTTCGCCTCGAACTTGTCCTCGTCAAAGTCGACATCGTCGTCTCGCAACGTGGGCTTCGGTCCGAGTGCTGGCGCCGTTGGCTTGGGTGTGTTGTTCGCTTCGAGTGCCTGCAGCTTGCGCTTGAGCTCCCGGTTTTCCCGCGCGGTTTCCCGTGCGTTCTTGCGAACCTCTTTGACCCATGCTGGCGCGCTCTGCTCCTGCTCGTCGTCGTCACTCTCCGGGGCGGGCGCGTCCCCGATGGTCACCACCACTTCGCCGTCAGCGTCTTGTGCTTCTTCTGCGGGCGTCTCGGCGGGTGCCTCAACGTCATCAAGCGGTTGCACGTTGTCGACGACAGCACCGGTAGGGGTGCCTTCTGCCTCAATGGTCATGTGTCCCTTGTTTCTCACCCAGTACGCCGGGCGGTCGCGTTGGGGCTACGTTAGCGGGGACTGCACTGCCGTGTCAAACCAACTGTTACCAGTTGCATTCATTTGCAACGCGCGTTAGAATGCAGAATGAACAAGAAAACTCGGTTCGCACAGAGCATCGCACACGCAACACGCACGAGGCGCGCCTTACTGGGCATGACCGTCGCACAGCTTTCAGAGAAGACGGGTCTTTCAAAGAGGCACATTGCACAGCTTGAGGACGGCTCAGCAAACCCGAACATCAGAAGCCTTGAGATGCTAGCAGACGCGTTGGGCGTCACCGTCATCGACATTCTGTCTGCGGCACCAACAAACCTGTGCCCGCCCATTGCGCGTCGCGCATATAGCACATGTGTCTACATCGTAAAAAGCGGGGACACATACAAGATAGGGTACACATCAAACCTGAAAAATAGACTAAGCGCTATTGCTACCGGATGTCCTGAACCAGTAGAGGTCAGGGATGTGATCCATGGGGCCGGGCTCAAGGAAGAGCGCGCTCTACACCGCAAGTTTGAGGCAAAGCGAGTTTCGGGGGAGTGGTTTGCACTTGATGAAGAAGACTTGGCCTTCATCAAACGTTTTGGCGATGACCTAGCTTCGCTCTTCTCCTGACCCACAAAAACAAACCCCGCCTTGTGAGCGGGGTTTCTTCGTCGACGGAGGGACTTGAACCCCCGACCTGCTGCTCGCCAGCGGCTCTAACCTACTGAGCTACGTCGACAAGTGCCCTCACCCACCGCGCCTAACATCCCTACATCCGTGAAGCTTACAGGAGGTTTGCGCCCATTCGTCGTTGGCTCGAGTGGGTGGGTGAAGCATCGACAGCCTACCCCATCGGCTTGGTCGGCGCAACACCATTGGCGCGAGCCTCAAGGTCACCCAGCGCACCGAGCGCCTTGCCTTTGACCTCGGCCGTCTTTGCGCGCAACAGCTCGGTGTTCGCCGCAGTTTCCACCACCTCGGCGCGTGCCTTCTGTGCCTTCGCCACGGCTTCCTCGCTGGCAGCCTTGAGCAGCGTTGCGTTGGGGTCTTCTTGCTGCTGGCTGGCTTCCGCCTGGAGTTGCGCCTGCTCTTCTTCGGTGGGCTTGACGACACCTTGACGCAAAAGCTGCTGGCGGAAGTAGTCGCGCAGGTCGCCGATGCCCTCGCCTTCCATGTTCATCGCTGCGAAGCCCACGAGCACGTTTGCCGTCTGCGGGTCGATGTTCGGCACCATGAGCATGCCCATCACCGCGCGCACAGTGGCGGCCCGTTTGGAGACGCTGGAAGGGCCAACATCAACAGTGACGTCGTAGTCGGCTTGCGCCATGTCCTTGTCGATCACCATCTTGCCGTCGACGAGCTGCGGGACGTTGACCATCGTCATCGACGCGTTTTTGCCGTCGGGGGCCACGGTCTTGAACTCGCGCTTTTCCTCGACGTAGACCTGCTGCGCCATCCCACCCCAGATCTCGAGCGAACGCTTGATGCTGACAGCAAGGTTGCTGATGTAGATGAACGACTGCATGTCGAGGCGCTGCTGCTGCATCTCGACGGCCTTGCCCGACGTGTTGCTCAAGAGCACGTCGCCAGCCTGTGGGTTGCCGAGGATGTCCTTCATGCTGGCATCAACGCCAGCGAACAGCGCGGCAAGCACGGGCGGGACTTGTGGGGGCTTCGTGTAGCCAACAGGGCCAGACGGCATCGGGTTACCGTTGGCGTCGACCATGTCGTTGATCAGGTAGTACGGCAGGTTGTTGAGGTTGGCGTTCGCCCACGTCTCCTCATGGCCAGCGATCTGCGAGCCAGTGAGGATCGGGCGTTCTTCCGACGAGGTGGCCATGATCTCGGCCAACTTCGACAGCGACATGTTCTTCAAACGCTGTGCATCGATGGCGTAGGCGATGTGCCCCCAGATGCGCTCGATCCCGTCGATGACGGCACGGTTGCCGAAGAACGGGACGATCGGGATGCTCTTGCCTGGGATGATGCACTCGTCGAGCACAGCACTGCCCGAGAGCATGTACTTGCGTACCACCTTGCGTGAGCGCTTCTCTTTGCGCAGCAGGCGCGCGCCAGTAAGCTCGAGCTCCTTCAGCTGGGCGCCGTCGTCGTCCTCAAGTTCCTCGTCGGTGTACTTGACCTCGTCGCCAAGCAAGTCGGCGTAGACGTTCAATGTTTCCTTCGCGCTGTCGACGACAAAGTACTCAGCAACCCACACACGTTCTGGTGTGACCCAGTCGTACATGCAGTTGTAGTCGTCCTTGTTCCACGACGACGGGAGCGCATCCTCACCGAAGTGTCGCTTAAACGCTGCATGCGTGTAGGGCGTGAGCACGAAGCACGTCGTGGCGTCTGACTTGTCTTGCATGCGCCCGTCAAGTCCGAAGTACACGCTTTTGTCGGCGTCGTAGATCGGCTCGTAGCGGATGCGCTGGTAGTCGTCGCTGTCGTCGTACTCGTCTTCGGCGCGTGCCACGAGGCGCCATGCACCGAAACCACCGCGCAAACCCTCGCCGAACGCCACATCGACAGCCTGCTCGCCCTTGCTGTCTTGGAAGTCCGCGCGGTGCATGGAGTCCAGCACCTCGACGAACTCGTCAGCCTTTCCGGTGCGAGAAACGAACGTGCCCTCAAGCCGACTGTTGCGGTACTCGTTCTCAATCCGCATGCACGACGAGGGCAAAAGGTTCACCTCCATCATCGGGCGGTTCTCGAACTGGTCGCTCAACGTCTCCCACAGCGCACCAGGCACGTTGGCGTAGCGCCGATGTTGGTTGCACTGGTCGCGCACCTCTTGAGTCTCCGACCAAATCTGGTCGAACTCCTCGAGTGCAGCGCGGTGTACTTCTTTCCAGCGTTCGGCTTTTGACTTGCGAGCCATGATTCATCTCCAGCGTGTGGCGATCGGGATGGGGCGGACAACAGGCGGGGGCTTTGGCGCACGCCGGTCACCCTCGACGGCGTAGCGTAGCGCGTCGATGCAATGGTTGTTTGCATCTTCGATCTCGTTGAGGATTTCCCCCGTCTTGGCGTCGGTCTTCAGCGAGTACGCCTCGAGCTCGTGAATCGTGTGCCCACACGAGACGTGCGCGAGAATCGTGTAGCCCTGCAGGAACTTCACGCCTTCCTCGACGCTGTTCGGGCCCTTCTTCGCCGGCAACACCTTGCGCGAGAAATGCTTCTGCATGTGCGAGATGGTCTCAGGCCTCGACGAGTCGGCGAGAATGGTGAATCGCTCGCTGTCCTCGACGGTGCGGAACAACGCAGGTGTGTCCACGACGTCAACGCCAACGCCCCACGCCTCACGGTCGACGTAGATGGTGCGCGCACCTTCAAGCACCCAGCAACGAATCAACACCGTTGGGTCGTTGGCGAAGCCCCAGTCAGCACCAAATCTCGGTTGCACGCCGAGCGGGATGGTGGGCGCGTTCTCGTCGTTGACGATACGCCAGTCAGTGAAGATCGACGCCTTCGACCTCGTGAGATACCCACCACACCACACGTGGTGGTAGCGGTCTGGGTCACGCGCCTTGTCGCGCAGCATCTCCGCCTTGAGCTCGTCGGTGAACCAGGGATTGTCCTTGTGGTTGACCTCAAGCACGCACTCGTCAGCCATGCGCTTGCCAGCCCTGAACATCTTGTCGACGGGGTCGCTTTGCTTCGTCGGGTTCCAGACCCAAATCAGCTGCGAGCCAGCCTTGCGGATCGTGGGCACCAGCACGTCAATCGAGCGTTGTGACACGCTCTGTGCCTCTTCAATCCAGCACACGTCCACGCCTTCCATCGA